TGCCAGAATGTCTGGCGTTAAGGGTCCAATGAAGGATTCAAAAGGAAGACCAACACGGAAGGCACTGGCCTTGAAGCGTTGGAAATGTTAAAATAATTAATGCCCGAATACCGTACATACGCAGGACTCGATGACCGCATCGCCAAGGATGGAGATGTAGGTTTTGTTGGTTTTAATAATCGGATGCGTCCTGATCAGCTACCAGCAGGTCTGCTTGCTGACGCACAGAACTTGCGAACTGACCGCAGGGGTGAGGCACAGGTACGAAAAGGCATTGAGCTAATATCTAATCCCCTGTCAATTGGGGAATCTGCTCTAACACTTCCGTTTACTTTAGTTGCTGATGACACATCGGTAACGGCTACACAGACTGGCGGTGCTGTAATTCTGACGAATGTTACTGCTACAAATTTTCCAAGCACTGGAACAGTTAATGTGTCAGGCGTATCCGGACTTACCCCTGCGGTCAATGGTGACCGTGCATTCACAAAGAATAGTAGCTCGCAGATTACAATAGCTGACCAAGCATACAGCGGAACGGCCAGCGGGACTGCGACAGTTAAGTTCGGTATACTAAATGATGGTGCTGTTAATGCCATCTATGGCTCCTGTTCTTTCTCGGATCCTAATGCGTCAGCCAGTCAATACATTATATTTGCTTCTAACTCAAAAGGGGTTGCCGTTAATATAGCTACTGGAGCAACTACGGACCTTGCTTATCCAACTGGATTAACTATATCGTCTGCAGGGTCCATGCTTCAGGCATTTAACAAGGTATTTATCTTCCGTGATGGTGAGACTGCACTGGAGTGGAATGGTTCGTTCAGCGGGACACCAGCCTTTACAAGAGTCGCAAGCGGAACCTATACACAGCCAGTTTCAATTTTTTCTTCCGTAAAGGATTTTTCAATTATAAATTCTGTGGGTTCTCTTCATACTTCACAATCATTTAACATTGGTAATCTTTTATCATTGAATGATGACGGACCAACAGCGTCTTGCGGATTAAAAGTTCCATCTACATTTTTAGTAAAGGAATCATTTTCATCAAATAGTTCCGTTGCGGTTACTGGGGTTGCAGTAAGTGGCACTACCATTACGGTTACAACAGGTGCATCACACGGCCTTTCCTTAAATCAAACCATTACTTTTGCAGCTTTGGACGCTGGTTTAAATGGCAACAATTCTGTATCAAAGGTCAATAGTACTACAGAGTTTGAGGTCGAAGTTGCAACGACCTTCACCGCATCTGATGTTACTGGAACCGTAACCCCAGCCGCAGGAATAAGTTTTATTATATCTTCGGAATCCATAACATCTGAAAAAACTCAGGCTGAGGTTCGTGCCTCTAATCCAGTTTTTATTAAACAAGTATCTGTTGGCCTTGGCTTCAGTCATATGCCGGCTCCACCATATGCTACATACCATCAGCGTAGGCTAGTCATGCCGTTCAAGTTCAGTGTTGATGCGTCAACGGACTCATTTACTTCTCGAGGAATACTCGATGAAGTTATAGCCTCCGACATCCTGGACACTGATACCTATGACCAGATATATGCCCAGTACAGGTTTAATGCCGGTGAAGCTGACTTTAACGTAGGACTTCATTCCTTCTCGGAGGACAATCTTATGGTTTTCAATCGTAATAGTATTCACTTAATTACTAATACAACGTCCCTACAAGCAGCTAGCACTAAACTTTTAACTAACGAAGTTGGATGCGTAGCCCGTAAGTCAATTACACAGGTCGGCAATCAGGTTATCTTTTTATCTGATAACGGTGTTTACAGCACGCAGTTCTTTGATGAGTACAATCTTCGTGGCACAGATACTCCATTAAGTGAGCCAATCAACGTAACTATTCAAAGAATAAACAAGGCGCATTGGGATAAGTCGGTAGCTGTTTATTTTGATAATCGTTACTTTATTGCTGTACCGCTGGATACATTTCAAGACGGCAGCCAAAATACTTCTGGAGTTAATAATGCTCTATTGGTCTACAACTTCCTTAACAAGCAGTGGGAAAGTATTGACCAGGTAGCTGACACGGACTTTCATATATCTAATCTGTTAGTTGTTGGTGAAGGAGATGCCCGTGGGGTATATGCGGTTAATGACCTTGGCGGTGTCCAGAAATTAGACGAAAGGGTTGACGGAGTAGACCGATTAATCACGCAAATCGGCGGGTCACAAAAGAATATTAACGTCCCAGGTTCACTGACCACTCGTCAATATACACTTGGTAGTCTCGAAAGAAAGAACTGGAAACAGTTTGAAATGCACGTTGAGTCCGGAGCATCTACCGTATCTAACTTTAATATATCTGCCGAGACTGAGAACCCTGATTTTAATATTCCTGTAGGCACACTAAGTGACTTTGTTGGATCAACTTTATCTGAAGCCGAGGATGTGTCCATCCGTGGTAGAATAGGTAACCGTCGAGGTTACGGAATCCAATTTACAATTAATAATACAGTCGGAAGACCAAAGATTAGAGCCATTGAAGCTGATGGGTCGATATCCTTCCGTTCAACTAACAAAGCAGAATAATGGCAATTTTATCAAAAGGAACAGATTTTTCAACTGGCGATCAGGTCACAGCGGTTAAGCTTGACGCACTGGTTGATAGTGCAACATTTGCGGCGGGAGCCGTTGATGGTAGTACTACAGCCCTGGACAGTTCTTCTCCGAAGAAAATTATTGTAAAGAATGGAGGTATAGGCACTACTCAACTAGCTGACGATGCCGTGACGGCAGCAAAGATAGCAGCTGGTGCTTTAACAAATGTGGTATATCCAGTTGGTTCTATATTTACTACGGTAACAAATTATGCGGATTCAGCTGCGGTTGTAAATGCTATTGGTGGCACAACTTGGACTGCATTTGGTGCTGGTCGAGTGCTTGTAGGTTTGGATTCTAGCGACACGGATTTTGATACGGCAGAAGAACCTGGTGGTGCAAAAACTATTACTCTTGATGTAACTCAAATCCCTGCTCATACTCACAACGTTCAAGTTACTCAACGTGTTACTGGAGACGATGCCGCAGGCGGCAGTCGTGTGTTAACGGCTGACCGAAATATTACTACAGCGACTGTAAATATTACGGGAATGACAGCAAAAACAACTGGAGGGGGTCAAGCTCACAGCAATGTCCAACCATACATCGTAGTCTATATGTGGAAACGAACAGCCTAATGAACCCCCTCCTGCAATCAGTTCAAATAGCATTGCAAAATGCTGGACAGAAAGAAGCCATTGACTTTATAAATAAGGTCGTTGATTTCTGTGTTGAACACGAGAACGGAAAGGTATTGCCTGGATGGTCAGAGGAGTTAATGCGATTACTTGTTGGATACCACATGGCGAAGGACACATTTATTGCAGAGCAGGACGAAGAGGGTAATATTACAGGTGTAGGTATGTGGTATAATTGCGATGAAAACGCTGACTGGGATTTTATTAAGAACTGGGAGCCAGACAATAAGGATGCTAACGGTATATTTATTGGCTTTCTTCACGCTACCAGCACTGAACTATTTAAAAAAATAACTCGTAAGTTTTTAGAGCTATGCCCCGAAGCTATGCACAAGAAACTTATTATGATGCGTCACAGAAGTCACGTACCAAAACGTGTTGAAAGCAATTACAAACTATTCAATAAAATACTAGAAATATAATATTATGGGAGGATCATCACCATCACCACCACCACCACCAGAAGCACTTGACCCAGGTAAGGTAACGGGCGAATATATGTTCGGCAAAGGCTTTGGCGATTTTCAAGGCATTACTGACCCTCGATTGCAGGACAGGTTAATCGCCTCAGAGCAGAGGTATCGTCCTCAATACGCTGCTCTAGAGCTTTCGGACATTAATACGTTTGCTAAAGGTATTGCGGGTGGTACAGATAACCCTCAGTATAAAAGACTAGAGGTTAAACTCGCTGGCCTAGAAGCAGGTGAGGGAGGCATTAATAATGAAGAGGCAATGAAGATTGCCCGGGCGGCGGCGGGTGATCCACCTCAAAAAAATCTGGTTACTCTGGCTTCAAGCGGGGCGAGAGGCAATAAATTTGGTGCTGGAGTAAACAAAAACTATGACCAAGAACTGGCCGAATATAATCGGGAGGTTCAAGAAATAGCTAGCTCTCTTGGCGGAAATCGGGCATCTCAGATCGCCTCAGTTAAAGCTGAAATGAAACAGCTCGAAGGGGGAAAGGGTCAAGGGGGACTGTTTGATTTACTAGAAGAGCAGTCCACCCGTGCAGGTGCATTGCAGCGTGAGCAACTGGGCTTACAACGTGCTGATGACGTAGGTGCATTGCAGGAGTTCGCACCTCAAGTAGTCGAGGCTTACCGTGACGCTGATCCTTATAGCACAGAAATTGCAGAGAGTATGTCCCGTAGGGCTATGGGTCAACTGACCCCAGAGGAGCAACGTGGCGTAGATCAAAGGGCAAGACAGGGAAGCCTGGCTAGGGGTCGCATTGGTGACCAGTCGTCCCTTGCCGCAGAGGCGCTTGGTCGCTCGGACTACATCTCTCAGTTTGCACAACCAGCTTTTAACATGAACCGTCAGCTAGCAGGTGACGTAGGTATGACTATACTTGGTCGTCCTTCGTCTGCTGTTGGTCTAGGTGGTCAAATGCTAGGACAGGCACAGCAGGGCGCATCAGGACCTATGGGTCCTCAGTTATTCGATCCTAACGTAGGTATCAATATGGCCTTGCAACAGCAGGCTAATGAGGTAAATTATGCTGGGTCAATGGCTTCAGCAAACGCATCACGTAGTGCTGGCAAGAGTGAAATGTTTGGGGCAATCGGTGGAGCTGCAATTTCAGCTATCTAAATGTTGACTTACTCTGCTGTAAGTTCAAAATCCTTAAATGCAAAATAAAATACAAAGCGCCATTCAAAACATTAAGCTGGGCCTTGCGAATGCAGGGAACCCAGTCATTGCGTGGAGCGGAGGCAAGGACAGCATGGCCTTGTTGGATTTGGTTTATAATAAATGCAATGCCAAACTACCCGTGGTTTTCTTCAGGGAGCAGTGGCAGCCGCACAAGTATGCTTTTCAGAACCGAATTATAGAAGACTGGGGCCTAGAGGTTTACACTTGGCATCCGCAGGCTAGCAATTTCCAGCAGACGGACGATGAGTTCG